CTTTTCTATTGACCTACTCGATAGGTTACTTCCGTTTAGAAACTTATGAAGATTAGGTTGTTTTATCTCTACTAACTTAGAAAAAGCGTTTAAACTTAATTCGTGTTTTTGTAAATAGTGTTTAATCATTAACCTCGTTAGTTCATTTGCTTCGCTTAAAACCTTTGCTTGTTGTTTCATAGACTACCTAAAAAATCGTCAAAATCTTTATTACCATAACTTGGTTTTCCGCCTGTTGGCTTCGCTTGTTCCTGAACTGGTTTAAAACTTAAACTTTGAAACTTACCTTTTTGTCCGTCTTTTACCCAACTTGAAACATAATATTCAACGCCTCCGATTGTAGCCTTACCTTGATAGTGTGGGTGCGTTTCTTTTTCTCTTTTGTCGTTAGTAAATAACGCTCCTGAATTGTCTCTTTTTTCCATTTTACTTTGTTTTTAAATTTCGTCTTTATTTGGGTCTTCCGTGTTTTCTAACGCCCATATTAATTGGTCGGCTGCTAATACCGCCCATTTAGCTGTTTTTTCAAATGGTAATTCACCATCAATTACTAAACCTTGTAATGCCATTGCAGCGAACCAATCGCGCTTTGTTAATTCTTCTCCTTCTTTCATTTTACTTTGTTTTAATATATAATCGTTTAAATCTTTCAACCGAACAACAAAACTCCGTTATCGGGTTCGCTTCATATTGCCTAATTACTTCGTACCAAAGTTTGTCTTTTTTAAAATCTTTGATTTGAACTACTTGATCTCTTGTTACGTTTTGATAGTAACCCATAATTTTTAAATCTTCACTCATTTTTATACTTTTTACGTAAATACTCAAACCATTCTCCTTGTTTTCTTGAATTGACAAATAGCCAACCCCAGTTTAACTCAAACCATTTTACTATTTTTTTCATAATTCATTAATTAAATTGTTATAATATACTCTTGCTAACTCTATTCGTTCTTTTATTTGTTCGATTACGCTTTCGTCTTTTGCTATTTTAAAGACTTTTACGCGCTTTTCTTTTGGTATATGGTCAAATTTATGTTTCGACTGCACAAAGTCTCTTACATCTAAACTTTCGTCAATTAAACCTTGTTTCCAATGTTCACGCCTTACCTCATCCTCTACGATTTGAAAAGGTGTATTTACAAGGCAGTAACAAAGTAAGGCTTCGTCTTTTCCTGTTAGCCACATATACCCCTGAAGTTGATAGTAGTAATCTTTATTAGGACATTCGGCTTCAAAAAACGGAAACGTTGTAGCGTCCCAAGAACATTTTACATCTAAAAGAATTTCATTCGTGTTTACGTCTGGCGTTCCAGTTAAATACTCGTTGGTTAAATTCTCATCATTTTTATAGATGAAACCTAAATCAAGAACTTCGTTTACTAATTCAATGCCTTCGTCTTCTACTTCGTTACCTTTATCCGTGTATCTACTCCAAAACTCTTTACGGATTCCGTATTTATGTTCGATTGCAAGTTCCTGAATGTAGGTTTTAGTAGTTTTAGATAAGACCTCCCCTTTTGTTTTGGGGAGACTCATAAGTTTTCCTATTTGTGAAGCTCTAATTTTCATATCAGTAATAATGCTTTTTGTTGAACTTCATTTAATTCAAACTTAGTGTTAAGTTCTTCGGCTGTAAATTCACCGTTACGGATAGCTTCAATTGCTTTTAAGAATCGTTCACCTTGTATTGTAGGCTTTTTTGCTTCCGTGTTTTTAGGTTCTTCTTTCTTATTATCTTTTGAATCGGGATCGCTTTCAGTTTCATCAATTAAGAACAAACCATTTAAAGCGTATTTACGAGCGTAACTTGAAGCTGTGCCAGTACATTGTTCACTTGACATTCCTTTATGTTCACCAAGTTCCGCCCATCCATAAACCTCTACAATGTCAGTTCCGCATTTTAATGTTGCTGTTGCTTTTAAAAATAGCTTACTACCTACTTCAACAATAGTATCTGAAAGCACCAAAGTAGATTCGTGTTTTACTAAGATAGGTTTTGCAGATTCTAATATTTGTTCAGCACTACGATATTTGTAATTACCGAACTTGTTTAAACTTCCTTTTGGACATTTTAATTCTGCCTGAATTTCTAATAATTTTTTCATAATTTGAATTTAATTGTTTGACAAATATAACTATATTTTCTAATATAATACTAAAGAATAAAAAAAATTAAAATAATTTTAATTGGTTAGTATGGTTTTTAATTCGTTCAACCGCCTTTTCGTAGTATTCAGCGTCAAGTTCACAAGCCGTTAGTTCAAAGCCGTAATCGTGGCAGGCTATGGCTATTGAGCCACTACCTAAATGAGTGTCAAGTATTTTATCTCCGTCTTTTGCATATTTATCTAAAAGAAATTTATATAGATCAATAGGTTTTTGAGTTGGATGTATTCTTTCACCCATCGAAGATTCTCTATATATTTTACAAGGTTTATCAAATGAAGTCCATGCAAGTTCAAACATTGAAAAATTATTATCTCCCTTTAATTTATCCCAAATTACTAAACATCTTGTTGGTGCAAGTGGAAAATAATTACCACCCCAAATAATCTGATTTACAGAAACACGGAATAATTCTTCAAAGTATTCTTCACTTGGTATTTCGTCATCCCATTTATTTTCTCCAAATAATGTGTGAAATTTACATCCTTTTGTACCACCTGAGTATATTTTTTTTCCTAAACCATACGGCGGGTCAACAATAGCCAAATCAAAATACTTATCAGGATATCGAGCCATTAGATCCATATTGTTTTCGTTAGTAATTTGTATTTTATCTGTTATTTTCATAAAAATTTCTTTAATCCTGTCGCACATCGTTCTATGCTGTTTGCTCGTTCCTGAAGGCTTTGTATTTGCTCTTGGATAGTTTGCTTACAATCACTTGTAAAATATCCGTTAGACGTCGCAATAAGCGGTATTATTCCATTTGTTCGAATGTAGTTAACTATCTTACGTAAACGCGGACCATTCATTTTAACTTTTGATTCGTTTTTTTGCAAGTATTCGTTCATCCGTTTAACTATTAATTCAGCTTTTATTGGATTATCCTTTTTATAGAATCGGAAGCTGTGAACTATAACAGGAACTAAGTTTAATTCCTCATCTGTTAGTTCGTGAGTAATGGTTTCAAAATTTGTTATCATAATTTAAGTTTTAATTGTTGGGTCAAAAGTAATTATATTTTTTAATATTAACTTATAAGTATTGCAGTGTTCGCATTGAAGATGGCAATTAAGTTCGCTAAACCTAACATTCCAATGGTTATTTGCATTAAAGAAGTGTCCGCAGTTTTCCTTTAATGGTTTCTTTTGGCAACTTATACAAACTTGCCCTTTATCTCGTAATCTGATATACTTGTTAAAAATAATTTGAGTAGCTTTAATTAGTTCTTGGACTGTCTCTAAATCGTTTTTCATTTTTGCTTTCGTCTTTTTCCAAGTCTTAGCCTTTTCTGATTCTACCCAAACACGAACGCATTCATCTTTTAAGCAGTATTTCTGAAGGAATTTAATAGGCTCAAATTTCTCTTTACAATGCTTACACTTCATGTTTCAGTATTTTTATCATAATCAATCCAATTAATATCTTTTAAATCTTGCAATGGTGTAATTTTTCCTTCACTATCAAAATGAAAAAAACCAAATTTTACTCCTTTCAATAAATCTTGTTCTTTTTTTTTCATTGCTTTCATTAACTTATCTGTAAACTTTATTTTTTTCTTTTTCATAATTCATAATTTTTGGTTTGTAATTGTAGTTGCAAATCGAGAACTTTAAACTTTTCTTCCTGAAGCAACTTTTCCAAACGAAAACACGATTGAACTGCGCTTCGATATTCTTTTTCCATCGTTGAGTAAACTAAACTTATTTCTTGAAGGTCTGCTAAGGTTCTTTCCATTGAATCGATTATGTCTTTTCGATTAGGGTGGTTCGTCTTTATCTCTTCTAAACTTATTTTAACTTTTAAGAAAGTAGTTTGTATTCCTACTTTGGCTGATATAATATTCAATTCGTCCATTTATTCGTGTTTTTGCTTGTTATATTTATCTAAATTACGTCTAAAGTACGTCTAAGGTACGTCTAAAAAGGTACATCTTTATTATTCATTTTTTCTGAAAATGAACGTATTTCTTTACCTTTAACAATATCTACTTCTTGAAGTGGCAATTCTTTAGGTTTTGTTGGTTCGTGTTTTCTTTGAGCGTAAACCTTGTTACCAAATTTATCTAACATATAATACTGATATTTTTGAGTGTCCAAATATAGCTTATAAGTTCCGTTTTTTGATACTCCTTTTGGTTTGCTCTTTGCAACTTTTAAATGAACTTCGTTTTCTTGCGCTCCAGTTCCATCACTTAATAATAAATCTTTTGGTGGTCGCCAAGGTATTAAAACGCTTAAACCTTTTCTAAACCATACTTGACCTCCTGCAAAATCTCTTGCACTTGGTATAGGAAAATAACTTATTTCAGTTCCTGCAATCGTTTTAGCGTGAACTAATGGTTGGTCTCTTACGTGGTTTATAATACAATTATGTCGATTCGTCTTTCTTGCGTTTTTTCTTGCAAGTCCTAAAATACGGCTAAGATATTTATCCTCACGTCCTAAGTCTGAGTGTATATATTCTTCAGTTAGTTCATTCCAAGGGTCAATAGTTGTAGTGTGTATTGTCATTTCGTGTTTTTGTTCAATCTTATCTACCAACTCGTAAAACTTTTCAAGCGTTAAATCTTCATCTATTGGGTCAATTACAATAAAGTGTTCATCAATAAACATTTGAGCCCTTACCAATTCAGCGTTATTCATTTCGTACTCGCCTTGAGTATAAGGTTTTCCGATATACTTATAACAAAGTTCTGCGTAAATTTCAGCTGCGCTTCCAGTTTCAGGTGAAAATATAACATGATTCCAGTTATGTAAACACGAAAGGTTAATTAAGAACTCAAACCATAATTCTGTTTTACCACTTGCTGGAGCCGCTCCGATGTAAGTCGTGCAACCTTCTTTTATTGTGAACGGCAATAAGTCCCAATCCCATCCAACTGATTTACCTTTGACTTGCTTTTCGTGTCTAATGGTAAATAGTTCTTCGTTTAATTCGTTTAGTCTTTTATACATAATTAGTCGATTATAGTTCGTTCCTGTTGTGTTTGTTCTTTAGGTAAATATGAAAGAGTGTTTAATAACGTAGACTTCCAATTTTTTATTTTATGTTCTTTCCCTTTTACGTTTGTACACCAACCGCTAACTAACCAAGATTCGTATTTATGTTTAACAGCTTGTTTATCAACTTTAGGTTCTTTTTCAATTGCATATTTTAAAAATTCAGAAAATTCGGGTATATATATTTCTTTATCTTTATCACTATCATTCTTATTATCGGCTTTTTTGGGTTTTTCAAAAACCACTTGGGTTTCTTGGGTTTCTTTGGGTTTCTTTGGTCTACCACCTTTAGAACCATTGTTTCTATTGCGTTCACAAGTATTATTATACTTTTCTAAATCACGTTCAAATTGATTCTTAAACGGAATAAAAGCCATACGCATCGCAAAATCTAACTCAGGTTCTTTGCCTAAATTATAATCTCGAATAGCTTTAAATAAAATTCCTGCTTGTTCGTTTGTTAGTTCATCTAATACTGATAAACTATCTAAGTGTAAAATAAATCCTGTTTTCATATTTACTGCCCTAAATTAAAAAACGCCTTTAAACTTTCGGAGGGCAGTCCTACTCATCTAAAAGCGTTTGAATAATGTTTTTCAAGTTCCTGCCCGAACGATTACAAATATAATAATTATTTTTTAATCAAAATGATTTTCTTCTAAAATTGTTGGTATTAATTCATCCAGTTGATAAAACTCATCCATTTCACGAATACCATTTGAATAAGTAGCACGATAATAACTTAACCAAGTTTCAGGGTTAGTTTCTAAAATTGCTTTTTTTAATACGTATCTATACATCGTTCTCAGGGTTTTTATAATATCCATTCGCTACGTTAACACGGATCCTCCATTGTTTTATTTTACGATAGTCTATCTTTTGCTTACCATTCCATAATCCAAGAACTCTCATAGCTTTTCTATTTCGGTTATAACTTCTTTTAAAAACTTAATTCGTGTTAATGTAAGCGTTTCTTGAATACGTTGATGACAAGTAAATATAGCGCAGTTACGTGCCGTCTTATAGTCTTTAATA